CGTCGGCGACGGCGCACCGACGAAAGCCCCGGACAGAGCCGGGCAGTTCTACATCGACAAGACCGCCCGCGCGCTCTATTTCTCAACGGGTAACGCGGCCGTGTCAGACTGGAAAATTCAATAATGCAAACGGAATATGGCACAGGTTAACAAATACGCAGATCGGGCCGCTTATACGGCCGACGCGAAACGTCTTTCAACGAAATCGGCCGTTTCGTTCATCGAAAATGAAACGACAACGATTTACGACGGTGTGAATACCGTCGTCGGAAAATCGGCTGCCGCCATCGGCGATCTCGCCGTTTTCGATAAAACGGACGGGGTTATCAAATACATCAAAAGCGCAACGATTGCCAAGGCGCAGATTCCAGCAAACCTTGTACCGCTGGCCGTCGTCTATGCGCGACAAGGTGAACAGCTATTGATCGTATCGCTCGACCATGTTTCGGGCAGCATCCGCTGGGCACATACCTACGAGGTTGCATTGTCGGGTTTCGATCTCGCTGCGGGCGGCACAATCGTGTTGAAGCTCGGTTCCGACCCTGCCGCCGCAGAGGTGTCGATAGCGTATACCGCAGGCGCAACGCTCGCGGATGTTGCATCGGCTATCAACGCGAAACTCAAAGGTGGGACACCCAATTACTCCTCGACGGATTATGGCGGATGGGCGGCGACTGCGGCGGACAATTTCGTCGTGATGGGTTCGAACACGTATAACGCCTCCCGTGCGGCGATTGCCGTTGTTGGCGGTTGTCAGATCGCAAGGACACCGGAAGACATTAACTACCAAACAACGTTGACGGGGGTGTTGATCGAGGGGTCAACCGAATATGTCCGCCGCAACAACGGCGTTAATTCGTCGTTTGCGGGCTGTAATCCCGAAAAATTCCTGCAATACTATTCGGCCAACGGAACCGATACCACAGGAATCAAACCCGGAAGTAGCACCATAATTCGGGAAAGCGCTTTTACGGAAGAGGCCAACCCGGAACTGGTCGCCGCCTATCCAACCTACCGGGATTATCTGTTCGGAGAACATTTGCTGCAATATCCCGCAGCCTACGGCGCGCTGCTTCGTGATGGCAAGGCCAACACGCACCTGATCGGCGGTCTGCGGTTCGTCGACATCCACGGCGAAAGCGTTCCCCGTTATCCGGCCGCTGCGGCCGCTCTCGACTACGGCGTCACGGTCGAGGGCGCAACTACCGGACTGGAAGCGGGCGCATGGTGGCTGCCGTCCGTCGATGAAGTCTACCTGCTCATGCACGACCGCGTGCTAACGTCCGCCGACCGGGAAAGCGACCCTGTAAACCGCACGCTGTCGCGCCTCGGTAAGACGACCTGCTACGGATCGGGTTATTATCCGTGGACATCGTGCGAGTGCAATTCCTACAACGCGTTCTTCTACTACGGCGGCACGGGCAACGTGGTCAACTACAACAAGTATAACTCGCTCGCCGTGCGTCCGGTTTCCGCTTTGTAAAAACAGTTTTCAGTTTTTAATTCCCGCGCCGCATCGCGTCGGCGTGCGGTGCGGGTTCGCAAGTTAGACCTATGGCAAAGAAATTATCTATCCTCGACAAAACGTTCCAACTGGCGTTGCTCCTGCATCGCCGGACGGCGGAATTCAATCGCAAATACAAATTCACTATCGGCGACCGCATCGACGTTGTGGCAGAGGAAGCGCAGGAAATGATACTGCGGGCGAATCATCAAACCGACCCGAAACGGGCCGCACAAATCATCTACGATTTCGTCCTGCGTATTGACACCCTGTCGCTAAAACTGCGGATGGCCGTTGCGCTGGGTCTGATGAGTGACGACGCAAAAGCACAATGCGATATGCTTATCGCAAAGATTAAAGACGAGGCGAGGGGTTGGCGAAACTATTTTCTGCGTGGCGAGGGTGTCGTCGGCAAGAGCAACGGGCCGTCGGCAGAGAGCCTATAATTATTATTTTGAAAAGGGTTTGCATACTATCATTCATAGTTATACCGACAATGCAAAAAACTGGCGAGTACAATTCCAACAACGCGTTCATCTACAACGGCAACACGGGCAACGTGAACAACAACAACAAGTATAACACGAACGCCGTGCGTCCGGTTTCCGAATTTCAAGGTAATGTAGACCCTTTCGCCTCGTTCTATAAATCAATGCGGGCGGCATATCGCCTATGCTTAAAAAACAAAGTGCATACCGCTAACGCGATACGCTTTTGGCTTGATGAAGAAAGCGAGCTTGTCGCGCTCGCCCGCGAGGTGTTCAACTGCGAATATGTCCCGCGGCAATCCATCGCATTTATCGTTACGAAACCATGCCTGCGCGAAGTGGTAGCCGCCGATTTCCGCGACCGAATCGTGCAGCACTATATCGTCATGCGCCTCGAAGCTCTTTTCGAGGAATGCGGAACACTCGACGATAACATGTTCAGTTGCCGCGTCGGGAAAGGCAACCTTGCGGCCATACAGGCCCTACAACAGCAGATATTCCACCAGTCGAAAGGTTATACCGCCGACTGTTATGTGGCAAAATTCGACCTGCAATCATTCTTTATGAGCATCGACAAACGCCGTCTTTACGACGAGTTGGTCGCATTGGTCGCCAAACGCTACGAGGGATGGGATAAGGATACGCTGTTGTATCTTATCCGCGTCGTTACGCTGCATAATCCGCAGGACAACGCCGTGCGGAAAACTCCACTTTGCGATTGGGCTGACCTGCCGCGCTCGAAGAGCCTCTACAATGTCGATTGGTTCCTCGGTTTAGCCATCGGGAACCTCACGTCGCAATCCGACGCGAATTTCTACAACGCACCCGCGATGCGGTGGATGCGCTCCGTTGGCCTCGCTCCTGTGAACTACGTCGATGATTTCGCATTCGTCGTCCGGGATAAGGCATCGTTTCTTACGGCCATGCCTTATATTCGAAACTATTTCGCCGCAGAACGGGGACTGACGATGCACCCGCGGAAATTCTACCTGCAACACTACTCGAAAGGCATCAAGTTTTTAGGTGCGGTTATCAAATACAACCGCGTCTACACGAACAACCAAACCGTCGCACGGTGTTTCGGAAAGATTCACTACTACAACGAAGCGTGCCGACACAGTAGCCGCCGCAAGGCCCGGCATGTCGAGAAGCTGGCGACAATCCTAAACTCCTATTTGGGGTTGATGCGGCATTTCGATACGTTCAACATTCGTAAACGCATCGCCGCAGAGGTCGGAACCGTATGGTGCGACTATATCCGTTTCGACGACGACATCACGACGGCAACGGTCGTCAAACATTTCCGGCAACGGGAAATCTGCAAATACAACGTCCGCAAACAACGCAGACGCGATTTATTCACACTCAAAAACTTACTCAACGATGGAAACACAGCAGCAAATTAACGAATTACAGTCGCGCCAGTTGGAACTGCGCGCGATCATGGCATCGTCGGACGAACGGGCCGCGAAATGCTTCAAAAACGGAACGTCGTTTCGTGAAACATACCCCGACGATTTCGCCCGATACGAGGCCGCAAACACCGAATACAACCGAAACGAACAGACGCTGGCCAAACTCGAAGCGACGCGAGATGCGGAACGAGCCGAGGAAGAGCAGGCGCATAACATCGACGCCGTATGAACCCGCTAACCGAACAATCGACAATGACCGAAACCGTCGTGCAGAACTCGGCGACAGCGATATTGACGTCGATTTTCTATCAAGCGCTTGCGGATTCGATCATTTGGTTGGTCGTTGCAGCTGTGGTTATCGTCTGCGATCTCTTTTTCGGCTGTGAAGCAGCCCGAAAAAGGGGTGAGCGTGTGCGCATTTCGCGGGCAGTTCGCCGCACGGTCAACAAAATGTGCGAATACCTGTGCTGGGTCATGCTCGGCATTACTATTTCGATAGGATTTGCCGCCGACTGGCTGAAATACCTGATTTTCGCCATCATTTACGGTAATGAACTATCGTCGTGCTTGTCTAACTATTTTGCAGCAAAAGGCAAGCGGATAACATTTAACGTCTTTTCGTTGCTGGGGCGACGGCTCGGTATTGACGAACTCGAACAATGCCACATCGAGGAAGACAACCGGGCTGAAAAAGTAAATAAAGACACATATTAAATCGGATTCGATATGAATTACATTTTGAAAAAGACCCTCGAAATGGCCGCAGTTTTGGAAAAAGTGAGCGACTTTTTCCTGTTCAAGTCGAACCGCATTCTGCACCTGCTCGGATGCCTTATCGGTTCAGCTTTACTCGGCTGGGAATTTGGCGTCGGCGCAGGATTGACGGCTGAAATCAAAGATATGCAAAGCGGCGGACGCTGGGACTGGCTCGATATTGCCGCCGACGCTATCGGTACGCTGGTCGGCGAGATCGTACATTTCGCAATCTTCAAACGCTGGTAGGTATGGCACAGCATTTCACTCTTTCCGAATTGCTCCACTCTGACACGGCGGAAGCAAGGGGAATCCAGAACACGCCGCCACACGACGTTCTCCGACGCCTGAATTACCTAATGGATAACTGCCTCGACCCAATCCGTCGGCTATGGGGCAAACCTATCGGCGTAAACAGCGGGTATCCGTCGCCAGCCCTCAA